CATTGCGCGCGGCTCGGGCAAAGTGCCATCACCGCGGGGCTTGGCCTTGGTGGGCTTCTGGGTGTGTGGGATCGCCAGCCCCGGCGCGAGATCATCGCGGCGGCCCGGACCCGTGACCAGGGCGCGATCATCTGGCAATTCGTGTCCGGCTTCATCTCGACCCTGCCCGTCGAGATCCAGCGCCATTTCATTTTCCGCCGCGCCCCGCGCCTCGAGATCGAATACGAAGGCGACGGCGGCGGGCATATCCTGCGCGTGATCGCGGCGGACGGGAGATCCGCGCTCGGCGGCGCTCCGACGATGGCGATCCTTGACGAGCGCGGGCACTGGGCCCTTGATCGCGGCGACGAGCTGGAACACGCGCTGCTGTCCGGTCTGGGCAAGCGCGAGGGCCGGGCCTTCCTGATCAGCACCAGTGCACCCGACGACACGCACGCTTTCAGCCGGTGGATCGACGAGCCGTTGCCCGGAACCTACGTCCAGGAACACAGGCCCGCGCCGGGCCTTCCGGCCGATGATCGGGACAGCCTGTTGATCGCCAACCCCGGCGCGCCCCATGGCATCGGGGCCGATATGGACTGGCTCGAAGCCCAGGCACAGCGGGCGATTGCGCGCGGCGGATCGAGCCTCACGAGCTTCCGGCTCTACAACCGCAATGAGCGCGTGTCGGGCGAAAACCGCGACATGCTGCTGACCCCGGACGAGTGGCTGGCCTGCGAAACCGCCGATCTGCCCCCGCGTGACGGCGGTTGCGTGATCGGCATCGACCTGGGCGGATCTTCGAGCATGTCGGCGGCGGCGTTCTACTGGCCCCAGACCGGGCGGCTCGAAGCTCTGGGCACCTTCCCGTCGCAACCGTCGCTCATGGATCGAGGGCAGGCCGATGGCGTGGCCGGCCGCTATGTCGAGATGCAGGACCGGGGCGAATTGTCGGTTCTGGGCGACAGGACCGTGCCCGTCGCGCCGTGGCTGATCGAGGTGATGCGCCATGTGGAGGATCAGCCGATCCTGGCGTTCACGATGGACCGATACAAGCAGGCGGAGCTGGGCGAGGCGATCACCCGGGCGGGCATCCGTGCCCCGCTTGTATTCAGGGGGCAAGGATTCCGCGACGGAGGTGAAGACGCCGAACGCTTCCGCCGCGCCGCCTTCGACGGACAGGTCAAGGCCGCGCCATCGCTTCTGTTGCGATCCGCCTTTGCCGATTGCGTCTGCATTCGGGACCCCGCGAACAACATCAAGATTGCAAAGGCCCGATCCATGGGCCGGATAGATTCGGCGGCGGCCACGGTTCTGGCGGTGGCCCAGGGCGCGCGGATCGTGGCGCAACCCCAGAAGAAGGCGCGGATCCTATGGGCGTGAGGCGCGATCATCACCGCTATTCGAAGCGTGTCACCCGGACGAAGCGGTGGCAGGTTCTGCGGGCCGAAATCCTGGAGCGTGACAAGTATCGGTGCCGGTCCTGCGGGACGCGCGGGCGGCTGGAGGTGGATCACATCAAGCCGGTTCGGACGCACCCGGAACTGAGCTACGCGCCCGGCAACCTGCAATGCCTTTGCCCGTCCTGCCACACGCGCAAGACGCGGATCGAGTGCGGGCACCCCCCGCCCCGAGAGGACCGCCTTGAATGGCGGAAAGCCGTCGAGGCGCTTGAACGCCCCGGCAAGACCCCCCCTGAGCAGAAAGGATAACCCATGCTCGACTCTGTGAAGATCGCCCGGCGGCAAAGCGAAATCCGCCAATCCCTTGCCGAACTGGCAGGCAAGGAAACCCCGTCCGAGGATGAAATCCGCAAGATGGACGAGCTGGACCGCGAATACCGGTCGAACGAGACGCGCTATCGCGCGGCGCTCATTGCCGAGGATACCGAACGCCGGGACGCCGGGTCCGAGCTGGAAACCCGCACGTCGCAGGAATGGGCCGATCTGATCGGCGGTTTCGAGATGCGACAGGTCGCGCTGGCCCTGGACGAAGGCCGTCCCCTCGAAGGCCAGACCGCCGAAATCGTGTCCGAGCTGCGCAGCGCGGGCGGCTTCCGGGGCATCCCCGTGCCCTGGCAGGCGCTGGAAATCCGGGCCGGTGAAACCGTGGCCAGCGGCACCCCGGACCCGATCCAGACCCGGCCGATCATCGACCGTCTTTTCCCGGACAGCGTGGCCGCGCGCATGGGGGCGCAGATGATCAGCATCGACCAGGGCGCGGTCGAATGGCCCGTCACTACTTCGAGCGTGACGGCCGGTTGGGCCGATGGCGAGACGGCGAACGTTGCCGGGCCGACCGTCTATGCGACGGCCGACCGCGCGCTGGCCCCGGATCACAATCTGGGGATCCAGATGCGGATCACGCGCAAGGCCCTGAAACAATCGGGCGCGGCGCTGGAACAGGCGGTGCGGCGCGACATGAACGGGGCCATGGGTTCGGCCATGGATCAGGCGGTGTTCCTGGGCACCGGGGCCAATGGCCAGCCCCTGGGCGTGATCACCGGCGCGGCGACCTATGGGATCACCGAAACGGACGTGGCCGCGACCGTGAGCTGGGGGGCCTTCCGTTCGGCCGTCACCCGGTTCATGACGGCGAACGCGGCGACGGGTCCGGGTTCTGTCCGGGCGATGATCCGGCCCGAGACCTGGGACATGCTCGACAGCCTGATGACCGGCGATGGCGGTTTCAGGTTTGAATATGACCGGCTTGTCGAGGCCCTGGGCGAAGTCGTCATGACCGCGAATGGCCTTGCGGCCCCGACTTCCGGCACCCCGGACGTGACGCAATCTCTTCTGACCACATCGGCGGGCGGCGTGGCCCCGATCTTTGTCGGTGCATGGGGCGCGGTGGACATGATCCGCGACCCCTACAGCGATGCACAATCGGGCGGGCTTCGGATCACGGCGCTGGCCACGATGGATCTCACGGTGGCGCGCCCGGCCCAGCTCGAAATCCTGACCGGGCTGGAGCTGGGATAATGCTCTGGGGCGCGCATATCGGCAGTCTCGAGCTGCGCACCGAGGGCGGGGAAACCCGCCTTCGGGCCACCTTCCCCTATGGCCGGGAAACCGTCTTGGCGGCGCGGATCGGGCCGGGCCGGGAACGTCGCGAGGTGTTCGCCCCGCGCGCCTTCGCGGATCGGATCGAGGCGGGCGAGGATGTGCACTTTCTGGCGGGCCACGACTTCAACCGGCCGCTTGCATCCCGCGCGGCGGGCAGTCTGACCCTGATCGAAACCGACGACGCCTTGACCGTGGATGCGACGATCAGCGCCGATATGGGGCAAGTCAGCTATGTTCGGGACTTCCTGTCGGCCCATGCGGCGGGCCTTGTCCGGGGCCTGTCCCCCGGCTTTCGTGTCAGGCCCGGCGGCGAGACGGTGGAGGAACGCGGCAACGCGATCCTGCGCACGATCAAGGCGGCCGATCTGATCGAGATCAGCGCCGTCACGAAACCCGCCTATCCCCAGGCTCAGATCGAGGCCCGGAACTGGCAACCCAATGGCGAGGGAGCAAAGCGCATGACGCACCGCCCCGCCGCGATCCGGTGGAGGTAACGCCATGTTCGGACGCCTGTTCAAGCGCAAGTCGCCCGAGATCGAGGAACGATCCAGCGGATCGGGATACACGGCCCAGGTCATGGCCGCGCGCGACAGCTATATCAGTGGCCGTCGCGGCGTGGCCGAACTGACCTCGACCGTGCAGGCTTGCGTGGGACTCTGGACCGGCGCGTTGGCCATGGCCGATGTAACCGGCACCGATCTGCTGACCCGCGCCCATATGGCGATGATCGCCCGCGCCGTGGCCCTGAATGGCGAGGCGGTGTTCCTGATCGGGGATCTGGGCCTTGTGCCCGCGACCGATTGGGACGTGACGACCCGCGACGGGAAGCCCCGCGCCTATCGCCTGTCCATTCCCGAGGCGGGCGGCGGGCGCACGGTGACGGCCCTTGCGGCAGAGGTGCTGCACCTGCGGATCGGCGCGGACATGACGACGCCATGGATCGGCACCGCCCCCCTGCGGCGGGCCAGCCTGACCGGGGCCATGCTCCATGCGGTGGAATCGTCCCTGGCAGAGGCATTCGAGAATGCGCCGCTTGGCTCACAGATCGTTCACCTGCCCGAAGGCGGCGCGGATGACGCGGCAACGATGCGCGGGGCCTTTCGCGGGCGGCGCGGCTCAACCCTTGTGATCGAGGGCGTGGCCCAGGCGACGGCGGCGGGCATGAACCCGACGCTGGGCCAGAAACCCGATCAGCTCAGCCCCGATCTGTCAAAGAGCATGACAGCCGAGACGCTGGCAGCGGCCCGTGAGGGCATCGCCATGGCCTATGGCGTGTTGCCCGCCCTGCTGAACCGATCCTCGACAGGCCCGGCCGTGAGAGAAGCCCAGAGGCACCTTGCGATGTGGCAGCTTCAACCCGTCGCGGAGCTTCTGGCAGACGAGGCAACCGCCAAGCTGGGCGCGCCGATCCGGATCGACACGATTACACCCTTGCAGGCGTTTGACTCTTCGGGCCGCGCCCGTGCCTTGTCGCAGATCGTCAAGACGCTGATCGAGGCAAAGGAGGCGGGCCTGCCCCCGGCCGATCTGGCTGGGGCGTTCCGCCTGGTCGATTGGAACAACGAATGACGAATGGGCAGGACGCGCCCAGGGCTTGCTCAAGTGCCCGCCAAGCGTCCCCGTCAGTCGGTGAGTGGGAAAACCCCGACAGCGCCCGGCCCCCCTAACTCTGAGCGGGGGGCGCGGGGCGCGTCAGTTAGCATCCTTGATCGGATGGTTGTCTATCACATCCAGGATCACTCGCCCGTCATCAGATTTGGAAAAATGAACCTCTACCCCGTCGCGAGACAATACTCGACTTTGCCCGTCCTTCAGAACCTGCGCGATGACCTCATCGTAGTCTGATTGTGGCGAGGGTAGGGGATACGCACGTTCCAAGGTTGCCACAACCTCGGAATTCATACTTCGGTTGTTGCGTTCTGCTGCATCGCGGATGCGATCCCTCATGCCTTCCGGCATCCGGATCACGAACTTTTCCATCTTGCTTGAGAGAGCATCACTCATGATGGCGATTTGCCAGTAGATCGCACTTGACGCAATGATAGCAAAATGCCATCACATAGTGGCAAGATGACATCACGAGGTGCAAATGTCCGAAATGTCTAAGATCCAGATTCGACTTCCCAAGTCACTCAAGAAGTGGATCGAGGAACAATCAGGGATCAACGGAAGCTCACAGAACTCCGAAGTCATCCGAGCGGTTCGAGAGCGAATGGACCGTGTGAACGAGACCAAAGTCGAACCCAACTAGAGGAATTCATTAGAATGACCAATGAACGCGCCCGCGCGAATGACCCCGCCTACGATATGCCCAAAGCGCCAATTTGCCGACTGCTGATCGCGATCGGCATTTTGCAGGCGCTGGCCCTTGCCAGCGACACCGAGAACGCTGGCCCCTCGACCTGGGGGTCATGGCACATGCCGGAACCGGCGCTGGATCATGCGATCGGTATCCTGATCAACCTCGTTCGTGATGTGGAGCGCCTGTCATGAAAGAGCTTCAGTTCCCCCCGCGCGATCCGTGGCGCTACACCCCGATGCCGACTGGCGGAAATCCTGCCCGGACAGCTCGAAGTCATGGCCCAGCTTGCCGACGAACTTCGCCAGCACCTCGAACCGTGAAACCGGAGTCCCCACAGAAGCCGTCTCCAAGATTTGGAGGCGGTTAAATAGAAACGTTTTCAACGGCTTGGATATGGGTTTCTAAGAGTCTGGAAAACTCTTAGGGTGAGGCATGCTTTTAGACTTGAATTAGAGCGTGACATCCCTGATTCTCATTTCAGAGCGTTGGAAAGGCCAATGATGAAATTTGGCGACCTGAAAGAGAGGATCGCATCCGCGATGGTTGTCAGACCGGACACGGTGCATATCACAATGCGAAACTTGCGTGAAAATGAATTGCTGACGACAGGCGCGCGCGGCGTGAACGCGCCCGACATGACCTATCTGGACGCGGCCCGAATCCTGATCGCCCAAATCGTGGACAGCAACCCAGGTCGAGCTGCCCCCCGGATCGCCCGGGATTTCGGTGGTCTCCCCTGCAGCAATCCTGATTTTGCCTTGGCCGGGTATCCCTTTACCCTGTCCGAGCTGGTCCCCGACAGTCCGACAGACACGTTCGAGGAAGCCGTCGCGGCCGTCATTCGTGTCTTTGCCGAATGCCGGGAAACCGAGGCATTTCGCGATGCAGGAACCCGCCTGAGAGACGGCAGCTTTGATGATCCGCGATGCGATATCGAGATCCATGAAGAAGACAGCGCGGCTTATATTTGGTTCGGCGCCGCGCAATACAGCTTCGAAGCGGACCTAGTCCCGATCAGCGAATGGACCGAGGAAAAGGACGCGCGGTATCGGCTTGGCAGACAGGTGATCGCGCACGTCAACAAGGCGGTGGTTGGGCACATCGCCCGTGGCTTCATGGCGCATGAAACGGAACATTCCCAGAGTGAGAGGGTAGCGGGATGATGCAATTCATGACGCTAAAGGAAGCCGCCGCGATGCTTCATCAGTCCATCAGGGTCGAGGCTCTTCGAAAGGCGGTGCGGCGCGGTGAGCTGCGGGCCACCAAACTGAACACCAAGTCGTATTTTACGACCCCGGAATGGGTGGAGGACTGGATATCATGCCAAGGCCAAGAAAGCCCGCGCGACTCTACTTTCGCAAGGACGAGCAGCAATGGGTCATCCGAGACGGATCGAGACAGATCAGGACGGGATATGGTGACGGGCAGCTTGGAGAGGCTGAAAGCGCGCTCGCAGAATACCTCGCTTCAAGATCCGCGCCAAAGCGGGCGGGTCCAGCCCATCCGGCAGACCTGACCGTGGGCGAGGTTCTGGCAAGATATGCGGACGACTACGGCCCCAAATTGCGGGCGCGCGACACCCTGGTCCATTCGATTTCAGGACTGGCCCCGTTTTGGGCAGACCTGACCTGCGATGCGGTAAAGGAGTCCACCTGTAGCCGCTATCAGGGGCACCGGAATATGGCAGAGGGCACCGTCCGGCGCGAGCTTGGCGTTTTGCAGGCCGCGCTCAATTATGCGCACCGCGAAGGCGTTCTTGTTCACCCGATCAAGGTCAAGCTCCCGCCTGCAGGGGCGATCCGTGACAGATGGCTGACCCGTGACGAACTGGCCCGCCTTTTGAGAGCGGCCGCGCCGCACGTTCGCCGGTTCATTATTCTGTCCTACTACACTGGCAGGCGCGCGACAGCGATCCTCGAACTGACCTGGACCCGCGTTGACCTGGACCGCCGCAAGATTCGGTTTCGGCAGGACGGCGACAGCGAGACAAACAAGCGCCGCGGGCAAGTCTCCATGCCGCGCCCTCTCTACGCGCATGTTTCCCGGTGGCGCAGGATGCTTGACCGGCTACCGGAGCGATCCGCCGCACGACAGACACATCTGGTCATGTGGCAAGGCAAGGAACTGCGATCAATCAAGAGGGGGATTGCCAGAGCTGCAGAACGCGCGGGCCTGGAAGGCGTGACGCCGCACGTCCTGAAACATACGGCGATCACACACGCGATCATGGCCGGTGTCTGGATCGAGGACGCGGCAGAATACTTTGCCACCTCTCCCGCGACCATCCGCACCCATTACTGGCACCACAGCCCGCACCAACAGGCGGCAACGAGAGACGCAATCGAAAGGCGCGGACGATGA